ATGTGCCGTCAGCATGAGGACGGCCTGTTTCAGCGGTTGCGGCACGGCGGCGGCCTCGCCATAGCCCGCCGTGAAGGAAACGCCGATCCCTCCCACCGCGTCATCGGGTGCGGGCAGCGCGGCATTCCGTTTCAGGGCGATACGCGGCGGGTCGTGGCGCAGGCCGAGGTCGTAAAGCGCGGCATCGAGCGCCGTGCCGTCCACCGCCAGCTCTTCCACGCTCACCACCGGCGCGAGCGGCAGATCTATCCGGCGCGTCTCCGGCCAGGCATCCAGCGTCAATTGCCAGCCTTGCGAAACAAAGGCGCGGCGCGTTTCGGCTTCCAGCATGGTGCGCGCAGCGGTGACGAGCCCGGCAATGAGCGCATCGTCGCCCGTGCCGTCCACGCGCAAATGCGCCCGCGCCTCGTCCATCGTCACCGGCTCTTCCGCCGGGCCGTCGATGAGTGTCAGGGTCATGGTAAAATTCCAAAGGATAGCGTCATGGCCCGGCTTGTCCGGGCCATCCACGTCTTCCTTCCTCGTTGCAAAGACGTGGATGCCCCGCATAAAGCGGGGCATGACGTATGTGTTTGTGTGGGGGCCTTTAGACCGGCTTCACATCCGCACCGCCGAGCAGCGCCAGCGCGGCGACGGGCGTGCCTTCGTCATGCGTGCCTTCGGGCACCACACGGATACGGCTGTAGCGCAAGGATCCCACATAGCCGATGCGATATTCGCTCTGTTCCTTGCTCGCGGCATCGATGCTGGCAAAGACGCCGCCTGCATCGACGCTGCCCAGAATGTCGCCGCCCTCGCTCACCGCCTCCCAGCTGCTGCCATCTTCGGAGACTTCCAGCACGAGGTCGAGACGGTCGGTCTCGCTCAAGCTGTCGCCGCTCGCGCCGATGGCGACGATATGTTCGACGCCGTGAAAGCCCTGAATGTCCACCGGCGCGCCCGCGCGCGCTTCCGTCGTCACGGCGGGGTCGAGCGTCTGCACGCTCGCCAGATTGTGATGCATGTCCATGCCCGTCTCCCTTATGCGCTGAATTTCATCAGCTTGATCGCCTCGAAGTTCTGCACGCCGCCGCCCACGCGCTTCGTCGTGTAGAAGAGCACGTAAGGCTTGGCGCTATAGGGATCGCGCAGCACGCGCACGCCCAGCCGATCCACGATGAGATAGCCGCGCTTGAAATCGCCAAAGGCGATGGCGGTCGCGTCGGCCGCGACGTCCGGCATGTCCTCGGCTTCCGTCACCGGATAGTTCAGCAGCGTGGGCGGCGCGCCGGCGGCAAGCGAAGGCTGCCAGAGATAATTGCCGTCCATATCCTTGAACTTGCGGATGACGCTTTGCGTCGCGCGGTTCATCACGAAGCGGCCATTGGCGCGATAGCCCGCCTTCACCGCATAGATGAGGTCGATCAGCTTGTCCGCCGGGTTGGACGCCGGGAAGGCGCCCGCATTGCCGGTCGAGACCGTGCCAAGCTTGCCCCATTCCCAGACGGCATCGTCCACCGTGTCATAGGACATCAGGCCGCGCGGCTTCTTCACGCCGTCGCCGGTGACGAAGGCCTTGCCTTCCTGCTCGGCGAAGGCGGTCTGCACTTCCTCCGCCAGCCACTGGTCGATATTCACCGCCGCATCGTCGAGCAGCGTGGAGGTCGCCGCCGGCATGGCGTAAAGCTCCATCGCCGGGAATTCGAGTTCGGCAAGCTGCGGCGCGGCGCTTTGCGGCCTTGCATCCGTTTCGCCGACCCAGCCGGTCTGCGGGCCGCCCGTGGTGAAGGGCTTCTTGTAGCTCGCCGAGCCGATCTGCCGCACGCCGGCAATGGCGCGAATGGGCGAGGCTTCCGACACGATGCGCTCGATCATGCGTTCCGTTTCGGCGGGCACCAGATATCCACCGTCGGGATCGGACTGCGCGGAGAGCGCCTTTCCTTCCAGCGCACGCAACTCGCCGGTTTCGCCCTGGCGCACATAGGCATGGAAGGCCTGTTTGTGTTCGCGCCGCGCAGGATCGAGTGTCACGCCCTCGCCGCCCATTTCCGGCCGCGACAGCGAGAGCGCCAGCTCGTCCACCATCTTCTTCTGCCGGTCGAGCGCGCGGTCGATGCGGTCCACCTTGTCGTCGGTCAGCGGGTCGGCGGACATCTTCCGCTCGATCTCGCCCAGGCGTTCGTCATTGGCCTGCTTGAAGTCCTCGAAGGCGGAGAGAAAATCGTCCATCGCCTCGCGCACTTCATGGCCGGATGCGCTTTTTGTTTCGAGGACGCGCGCGTCCTCCTTCAGCGATGCGCCGATGCGCGGCACGCCGTTCTCCATGGCACTCATGTGCAGTATCCTTTTGTCGGAGTTTACAGAGAGGGGCTATCGCGCCCCGAAAATGCGCGCGGCCCGGCGGATCGTCCGCGCCAGTTCCACGTCGCCCGCCTTCACCGCGCTCACCCGTGCATCGGGCAGCATGGGAAAGGTCACGATGGAAATTTCCCAGAGATCGACATCCATCAGGCGGCGCACGCCGGTCACGCGGTCCTTCACCGCCTTCACCGCGTGATAGCCGATGGACAGCCCGTCGATGGCGCCCGCCCGCAGCAGCGACAGCACCTCTCGGGCGCGGCCAACGTCGGAGAGCAGCTGTCCCTTCACATGGAGCCCACGCACATCTTCGGTCAGCGCTGTCCAGACGCCGATCACTTCATTGGGGTCGTGCTGGTAGAGCATCTTCACCCCTTGCGCCCCGCGCCGCCGCAGCGAGCGGGCAAAGGCGCCGGGCATCACCACGTCATGGCCCATATCCTCGGTATGAAACAGGCTCGCATAGCCCTCGAAGCTGCCGTCGGCCCGCACCGACTTCGCCTCGAACATCGCCTCCGCCCGCTCGCAGGCGAGGATCGCCCGCTTGTCGCTCAAATCCCTCACCGCGCTCCGCCTCCTCGAATATCGGGCAACAAAAAAGGCGCCCGGAGAGGGCGCCTTTGGTTTCCTTATTTCTGCTGTCACCCCGGGCTTGTCCCGGGGCCCAGGGGCCGCTGGCACTGAGTCCGTTGCCCCTGGATCCCGGCACGAGGCCGGGATGACAATGACGTGTTTAACGCCCCACAACCCTGTCCAGCTTCGCCTCGATCCGCGCCAGCGAGGCGCGCATGGCTTTGCCCTGCTCTTCCAGCCTTGCCGTGCGCTCCACCATTTCGTCGGTGCGGGCTGAGCGCGCCTCCAGCGTCATCAGCCGTTCCGACGCCGCGCCCGCCCAGACGAGCGCGCCGCCCGTCTGCAGCGCGATCGCCAGGATCAGCGCAATCGGCACCCGCTTGTCGAGATGCCACCCATATTCCACGCTCTCGACCGACATTTCCCTTCACCGCCTTTTGGCGCGCCTCGCATTTTCCGAAATGCGCGTGTTTCATGTATGCTGCCCGCTAGACTGGCCACAAACCGCAGCAAAGAGACCTGAGCCCAGATGAATACCGACCAATGGATGATCCTCGTCATGGGGATCGTACTCGCGCTTGCCCCGATGATCCTCGCGACCATGGAGCGCAAGATCCGCGACAAGGGCGAAACGACCGTCCCCAACGTCATCACCATCAAGGGCTATTCGCTGTCGCCCTTCTCGCTGTTTTCAGGCTTCATCGCGCTTGTGCTGCTCTGGCTCTCCGGCATGATGAACCCGAGCCTCGGTTTCGTCTTCATCGTCTTCGGCGTCGTCGCCGCCATCGTGACGGTCCAGCAGGTCCGGGCGACGAAGAAGGGCTGACCCCTTTACGTCAAAGGGGCCCATACCCCACCGCCTCGCGCTTCTCGTCATCGGTGAGGAAATCCGCCGCGCCGACGCGGTTCCACAGCGCCTCGCGTTCGGTGGAGAGCGCGGCCACGCCGTCCGCGTCGTACCAGAGCCGCAGATTGCCTTCATATCTCGGCGCCAGCCAGTGGCTCATCATGCGCGCCGTGCGGCCCACCAGCGGCAGCACGGTCTGGCGCCAGAAGCTGCGATTGGCCTCAGCGTAATTCGAATAGGTATTGTCGCCGGGAATGCCCATCAGCATGGGCGGCACGCCCAGCGCCAGCGCGATGTCGCGGGCGGCGGCGCGCTTGGCTTCCACGAAATCCATTTCCTTCGGCGTGAGGCCCATGCTCGTCCAGTCGAGCCCGCCTTCGAGCAGCAGCGGACGGCCCGCATTGGCCGCGCCCTGGTAATTCTCGGCCAGCTCCCGCTTCAGCCTGTCGAACTGGTCGTCGGAGAGGTTCCGCGCGCCCTCCGCGCCCTTATAGACAAGCGCGCCGGAGGGCCGCGCCGCATTGTCCAGCAGCGCCTTGTTCCACGCGCCCGCCGCATTGTGAATATCCACCGCATAGGCCGCCGCTTCCAGCGGGCTCAAGCCATAGTGATCGTCCAGCGGGTTGAAGAGCCGCATATGCATCACCGGCGCGGCGCCGTTCGCCTCCGCCCGGATCGTCACTTTCCGTCCGTTGACGGAATACTCCCACGCCTCCGGCCAGCCCTGCCGCCCGGGGATCACCTTCATCCGGTCGGGCCGCAGCGCATAGAGTTCGCGCGGATGTCCGTCCAGCTCCACGCATTCCATATAGGCATTGCCGCTGACCTGCAGAAAGCCGTACCAGGCCTCCATCAGATCCGCCCCTGCCTCGCGCGGGTTCGGGCGTTCCATGAGGTCGAGAAGCGGATGCGCCGTCACTTCCGTCGCGCCGTCGTAAAGCAGCCAGGGCACGCTCGCGGCGGCTTCCGCGATCATCCGCACCGCGCGATAGGCGATGGCATTGCGCTTGAAACCCTCTTCGGCCAGCGCCGCATAGTCGCGCGGCGTCCAGACCGGGCGGCCCAGCGTCTCCACCGAGATCACGCCCGCGGTGCGGCTTGCCTTTTCTTCCCGGGCGGGCAGGCGCAGTGCGTCCCTCACCCTCACCCATCGCGTGGTGGTCATGATGTTCTCCAATCTAGAAAAGCTGTCACCCCGGGCTTGTCCCGGGGCCCAGGGCCGCAAGCTCAGGCGTTTGTTGCTCTGGATCCCGGCACAAGGCCGGGATGACAATGTACGGGAGCAGGTGTCACACCGCCCGCATGCGCGGTCTGCCCGCCTCGCCCGTCAGCATCAGCTCCGTCAGCGCCCAGACGAGCGCATCCATCCGGTCGGGGCTTTTCCTGCTTTCGCCCGGCACGTAGTCGCACATCTGGTCTTCGAGCTTTGCGAAATGCCCGACATGATGCACCCGGCCCTGCTCGTAAAGCGCGGCCACCGGCTCGGCGCGGGTGAACTTGCCGCGCGAGGCGCGCACCAGCTTTACCGGCGCCTCCGGCATCACCTGCCTGATCACCGTACTGACCAAATCCCCGCCCTGATTTGCCTCCGCCACGATCCGGTCCGCGCCATGATCGCGATAGGCTTTCGCCGTCCGGTTCGCCCAGGCCAGCGGCGAGACGCTCGGCAGGCTGCGGTCGTCCAGCACAATCCCATGCCCGCGCGCATCGCAGCCTGCGACCACGATGCCGCATTCATCGGAGCCCGGGCCGCTCGTCACCGGCGGGTCCACCGCCACCACGATGCGCGCCAGCTCCGGCAGCGCAGCCACCCGCGTTTCTTCCAGCAGCGCGCGGTTCCACAGCGCATGCGGATTGTCCTCGATCAATTCCGCGTCGAGTTCCTGCCGCCCCAGCCGCGTGCCTTCATAACGCCCAATCACCGAGCGGAAAAAGGCATCGGCGAGGTTTGCGCGGTTCGCATAGGTCGAAGCCTTCGTTACCGCCGTCGTCGTATCTTTCAGCAGCCGCTTGACGAGTGGCACCGGCCTCGGCGTCGTCGTCACCACCTGCCGGGGCCGCTCGCCCAGCCGCAGGCCGAATTGCAGCATGTCCCATGCGGCTTCCGCATAGCGCCATTTCGCCAGCTCGTCGGCCCAGGCCGCGTCGAATTGGGGCCCGCGCAGGCTTTCCGGCTCCGTCGCGGAGAAGAGTTGCGCCACCGCGCCATTGGGCCAAATGAGGCGTTTGCGCGAGGCTTCGTATTTCGGCCTTGCCGTCGCGCCCGACACGGCCATCAGGCCGGACGGCCCGTCCACCATCACCTCGCGCGCGTCCGCATAGGTCTCGCCGATCAGCGCGATGCGGCCTGCGCGTTTCGTCTCCACCTGCGCCCGCACCCATTCCGCGCCCGCGCGCGTTTTGCCCGCGCCGCGCCCGCCCAGCAC